AAGCGTTCTGGGTCTAACGGTTTGGTTAGTGTATTTAAACAGTTGGTTCCGTTCTTTGGTGCATACCTACAAGCTATGAACGTGACTGCTAAAGTATTGGCAGGTCGCAGCATTACACCTACCGAACGTGCGGCAGCTTACAAGACTCTCGTGTGGAACACTATGATGGTGACTGCACTTGCGTTTTTGTACTCAGCTATGGTGAGCGGTGACGATGACTACGAGAAGATGGATCCCCAAGTGCGTGACAAGCACCTGTTGATTCCCGGCACAGGATTTATGTTGCCGTTGCGCAGCGACATGACGCTGTTCCCTAAACTTGCGGCTGAGTACTCGTACTTAATGATGACTGACAACGGATTCACGGATGGTAAGAAGGTACGCCGTGCGATGTCAGAAGCTTTAGCCAATGCCATATTAAGCCCAACAGTTGTACCTCAGTTTATTAAGCCAGCGGTTGAAGTCGGCATAAACCACAACTTCTTTACTGGTCGTGACTTGGTTGGTAAAGGTATTGCTGGGCGGGATAAGGAAGCTCAGTACACTGCATCGACTTCAGAGCTTGGAAAGCTACTGGGTAAGCTTGGTATCTTGGCGCCTGTGGAGATTGACCACTTGATAAAAGGCTACGCTGGGTCAGTGGGCGGTGTCATGCTGCTTGCTACTAACGCCTTGATGAGTGACTCCGGTGTACCTAAGCCTGAGAAAGGTGACCGTGATGTGTTGCGCCAGATTCCGGGCATGGGTACATTCTTTGCCAGTGAGTATGGCAACGCCATGAAGAACGACTTCTACGAATTGCGGGAAGAAGTAGCTCGCACGGTTAAGACGCTTAACGCCTACAAGAAAGAGTCGCCAGAAAAAGCACGGGAGTACATGCAGGAAAAGTTACCGTTGCTTAAACTTCAAAATCAAGTCAATGCTATTGGTAACCAACTAGCTAAGTTGCGAGATTATGAGAACCAGATTCGTGCGTTGCCCGAAGGTCGTATGAACGCTGAGCAAAAGACTGCTGAAATCCAACGCCTCAAAGCGGCAGAGGAACGCATGCTGCAGAATGTGTACAAGCTACGAAGTATGGCTGGCTATTAAAAAAGAACCCCGCACGGGGCGGGGTGAAGCCTAGACCAAGGAGAGTCAAGGAGAAGAGTGAGGCAACTATATCACTCTACTCGCCATAAGCGCAAGCCAAATTTCCCGTTCTCGATAACTTGTTTGCAAACTACTCTGTAACCTATACGAGTAGCTTCTTGCGTCAATGTTTTCATGTGCCTCTTACGATCAAGGCACGGTATAAATACAGACATACCGGGTTCAAGCTTCGTCCAAGGGATAAGTATCGTCTGATTCAGAATCTTTAACATTCAGTAATAGCCCTTCTTGGAAAGATGGCAGCTTAGTTGTATCGAACACGAGGGCTGGTGCGTTTACTTCTGTGTTCACGGCTGACCCTGATGCCATACGTTTGCGTCTAGTACCTAGGAACGCATTGCTCTTCTTATACATAGCCAACGATTCTTCAAAGTTCAACTGACCCTTGTTGCACTCCTCCCGATAGACCTTAGCAACGATGAACAAAAGCTTGGTATCTGGTTCGTAGCGTGCTGACAACGCACCCCGTGGCTCACGAATCGGTCCAGTTTCTAGTCCGGTCTTGCCATCTTTTGTACCGTTAATAACCAGAATCTCATGGTACTTGCGCTGCAGGAAACTACCCAAGAAGTCGCTGTTGTCCAAGAGCATGATCTTGTTGTGGATGCGTGAGTTCTTGATGTGATTAACAATAAACTCCAGTACCGGTTTGTGCGGGATATCAATGATGCCTAGCCTGTTTGCCAAGATACCACCCGTCATAGCCAGTGCTGCCATAACCGACCAGAACCGTTCTTGGTTTGTCATGTCTGCTGCTTGCTCGATCTTGGTCTGTATGCCACCCATAAACTCAAGCACTTCAGGCAGATGTGTAAGTACATACTGTGCGAATGGCACGATAGCATGCCCGTAATTATTCTCTAGCTTTCCAAAATGGGTACGTGACCAAGCTGTGTCATTGTTTGGATCATTGTGTATGTGCATCTCCAGTAAGCGCATCAGTTCCGCTTCTGGAAAACTTTTGATAGAGAGCAGGTCGTCACGCAATGATCTGTTGGATGTCGTGATAATTCCTGTTGCCCAGTGTGTGAGGTTGATGCGCTCAGAGTTGTCCTGCGATTTCATGCGGTTCTTGCCACGCCCTTCTGTAATGTCGTAGACCAAATTCGATTTCTGATCTGGGGGCATGTTGGTCATCTCGTCAAACAAGATGGGGATGTGTTGGTATGTACCGATGCGTTGTAGCTTCTGGTTGTATGTATCCTTGACAAGCATGTGCTGTTCTTTAGGATTGCCATAGATACTACCGATTGCATTGAGTAGAGTCGTCTTGCCTGAACCTGATCCTTGTGACTTGAGACTAAGCAAATATCCTTGGAGTGATGTGTACTTCAATAGGATGTTGCCAAATCCCATGAACACCGCAAACGCTTTAGCTTGCATACCCTCGGCACGGTAGTAAGACACAACATCTTTCCAAATGTAAAAGTCGCCCTTGGGTCGGAATGTCGGTATGAGTGGTAGCGTAGTATTTGTTGGCGGGCTATACACTACCTCGGTTGCACGAATCTCTCTGTCTCCAAGAATAAATGCTGAGTCGTCTGGCAACCAACCAAACTGCCTACGTGCCTTCTCTGCTTCGTTAGATGCTTGCAATTCTTCTACCCACCGTGTTATGTAGCTCATTAGTAAGTCCTGTTTTTTACCAAGTACGGCGATACCGTACGATGCGATTGTGTCTCTGAATCTATCCTTAGCCATCACTGCTGCCAATGGCATGATGAACTCTTGTATACCGTCTTTCGGGAGATGTAAGCGCAGAAGTATCGTCACCCCTAGGTCGGGGTCTTTCATGTGCTTAACTACATAGAAGTCGTATGGATAGACAAGCTCTTCAATATCTCCAAGCTCTTCGTCTTTCTTGCGGATGTATACCCCACCAACTTTGCCACGCACAAACGGAAACGGATACTTGGGTATTGTTAATGTCTGTGCAGGTGCAGCTTCAGTCTCAGGGATTTCTACTATGTTGTCTTCTTCTGTCGCTTCAGCAAACTCTTTACCCAGTTGTATAGGCGATGAAATCTTGTGGGTGCATCCTTCACATCCAGACGGGTTGAGTTTTCTAAAGGTTGCACAGGTGTACGGGCCTCTAGTCTCTCCAGCCTTTCTTTCAGTCTCCGCTGCTGAATAATCTGGGTGTTTGTTGGATAGCGCATGGATCGCTTTGTCTCGGTCTACACAATGTTGGGCAATAGATAGCCCCGCCCGCCACAAGGGTTCCTCAATATTATCTTGTGCTTCATATATCTGCAATATCTGATTGCAGCCTTTGCCTTCGCCCTCCACGCTCTTGATGAGTATGGTCTTAAACTTAGACTGGTTGTTGCCCATCAACGCTAAGGTCAAAGCATCCATCTGCTTAGGGACGAACGGTTGCCCACTCATACCGGCAAACACATCCACCTCTGGTGCTTCCAATGCTTCGAACACGCTGTTAGATACAGGTGAAGCCGCCATCAATACCTGTACTGGCTGGGGGTTGTCTATGTTCTTATAGTTAAACGTCCCGGGTATACGCAGTATGCGTGCGGCGTCCGCAGTGACTGCAGGGTCGGCGTGCAGCTTGTGTTTCTCGCACAGTGCCTTGAGCCGTTCAGCCAAGGGCTTCCATGCCTCTCGCGTAACAACTTCATCCAGTACCCAGTACGCATGCACCCCACGCCCTGAGTTAACAACAGTTGGCTTGGGTAGTCCGGTGTCTTTTAGAAATTGCTTAAGTGCTGTTAGACCTTCGGCTTGGTCGGCATAAGGTTTGCCTAGTCCACAATCGAGGTCAAGAAAATAGGATTTAAACTTCTCGGCGTTCTTCGCCGTACGTCCATCACTGTTGTTTGTGTATGAGGCTAACGCAAAGTACGCATCGTATTGGCTATCTACTAACTGCTTAGCTGTCTCTTCAACTTGTTCTATAGAATCTATAAACTTCTGTTTTGGCTTCTCATCTTTTTTCAGCCCTACCACACAGTACACGCCGCTTGGAGGCAGTACTGCCGATAGAAACTCATTTGTCGTCAACATAGCCGTCCTTGTTCCGTCTAGATAAAAAAGTAGAGGCAGGGGTGGACGGCACACCCTTTTCGGTCAGCTAAACCTAGCCCTACTCACACGCTACAGCGGGACGATATTTTTACCACAAAACCATACGAGTACGATATTGGGGTTAATCGTCTTTACAAAAGCAATGCTTACTCAGCATCATCCCAATCAGCAAGAATAGAACCAAGGTCTTTCTTAGCGGTAGGTTCTTCTTTCTTCTTGGTAACTTTTGTTGGCTCGGCTTCTGCTTGTGCGGCAGGTTGCTCTGCTGGTACTTCGGGTGTTGCTTGTGGTGCGGCTAACTTCTGCACACCGTCAGTTTGTGCCACAGTCATTGTGATAGCTTTCTGTGCAGCGTCAGTCTTACCTTGCTCAATTGCTTGAGTGATTTCGTTAGCCTCTAAAAAGCGTACTGGCTTGAACGTGATCTTAGGTGTAGACGATGCAGTATCAAAACGCATTTCAGTAACAACCGCAGTAATAGGCACACCCTTACCGCCGATCATCTTGGCGTACATCTGCAGAGGCCACTTGCCCGGCTCACCTTCACCAAAGATTGATGTAGATGGAAGTACAAGTTGGAATACATCACCGCCGATATCGTTGTCCAACACTACGGCTAAGCGCTGTGAGAAACGACAAGCACGCGAATCGCCTTGACCCGAACCCTTGACGTTTTGTGGGCAGGTAGCACACGACTTCGATTGTGCTTCTTTAACAGACGAGTCAGGATAGTCACCGTTAGCTGACCAACAATCGGGAGCTGTTGACTGCCCCTTCTTGTACACACCTGCGTAGAATGTACGTGACACCTTAGCAGACGCGGCAACAATAACTACGTTCAGGTTACGCTCCTCCTTCTGAGCAATCTCTTTACCGTTGACAAGCAAGCGCCACACGCCGCCTTCGATAGAGATACGCTTACTGCCGCCACTGCCGCCACCCATAAGGGCTTTGGTTGTGTCGTCCAACTCTAGTGATTTTAAGTGTGCTGGTAGACCAACATCAAGCATTGCAAGATCATTACTCATTACATCTTCTCCTATTTACGACGAACGGTTACTGCATAATTTGCATCCACATTTAGCCCCGGTGGATGTAGGTCGGGGTTCTCTTCTAGGAACTGTTCCATGTTGCCATTGGACACACGCTGTTGCAGTAGTCCGAATGCGTCATGGTCTTTCATAAACTTGTAAAACGAATCCCAGTCGCTAGTCCAGTAGCGTTTGTTGACACGTCGTGTCACTGTACCGAACTCAGTGCGCAAGCTCTCTAGTCCTTGGTCTTTGCAAATCTCAAGTAGCTTGGACTGGATTATGTCTTGCTGCTCTTCTAAGGCTTCCAACTCTTTGTTTAACTCGGCTCGCTTATCTCTGATCTTTATATAAATCTTCACGAGCTTGTCAGCGGTTACTTCGCTCATTCTCTTCTCCTGTTTTAAATTTGTGTATAGATTCTAGTACTAACTTTTATTCCTTGTCAATCGGCTTCCTCCAAAACATTTTTGTACAGGTCAATCATCTTTATATGTATGTCTACTTTAGACTCCAACATCTTGTACATCTTCTTTTCTACGGGCGAACCTTGTAAGTGCACTACAGTACATGGGTTGTGTTGCCCTGCACGATGCACACGAGCATTTGCTTGCAGATAAGTCTCAACAGATGTAATTGGAGAGAACCACACAACTACATTAGCCGCCGTTAGCGTGACACCGTGTGCTGCTGCTTGAGGCTGTATGACAAGAACTTTCGGGTTGTCTGTTGTTTGGAACTCTGCAAATATCTCTGTCCTTCTCGTCGCCGATACTGCGCCGTTAATAATCTCTGTTGCAATGCCATCCTTGCGTAGCTCCTCGGTAACTATCTCAATAGCATGCCTATACGGTACGAACACGAGCACCTTATGGCTAGCTTCTTCTATAACTTCTTTAAGTGCGTTCAGTCTGTTAGACGCATCAAACGCAACAACCTCTCCACTATCCGCATACACAGCACCGCATGACAACTGTAAGAGCTTGTTTAAGTTAGCTGCTGCGTTAATTGTGGTGATATCTTCTCCTGCTGCTGTAGCGAGCATGTTCTTGCGGATGATCTCGTAGTACTTAAGCTGCTGTGCTGTGAGCGGTACGTCCCGTGTTGTGTAAGTCATCTCAGGCAAGTCAAGGCACTCTTCCTTCGTGAACCGAATCGCGGGCTGCAGTACATCATGCACTACGTTCTCTGCACTGGGCTTGGGCATCCACTTGAACTGCGTAACTTTCTGCATAACGATGTCACGGAACGCACCATAGAACTTAGGCACACGGCTTGGCGATACCAACTTAGCTAGACCATACGCATCTGTCGGTGACTGTGATGCAGGAGTACCCGTCAACATCCATAGCCATGTGTCTGGCTTGAGGATAGAGTTCAGTGTCTTCCATCGTGTTGTCGATACAGTCTTGTATGCGTTAGCTTCGTCGATTACAACTAAGTCAAACCCGACCTTAGCAACCACGTCACTGATGATGTTTAGCCCGTCATAATTCACGATCACAAACTCGGAGTCGCTGTTGACTGCTTGTATACGCTTCTCCCTTGAGTAACTATGCGCAATGGAAACCGTGCGGTGCATAGCAAATCTAAACAGATCGTTCTGCCACGCCGACTGCATGATAGACAGTGGGCATATCACTAGCACACGCTTGATAGCACCGATAGACAGTAGGTAGTCTGCCGCCCAAATCACACTGCCTGTCTTGCCTGTGCCTTGTTCGTTAAAGCAGAACGCACGCTTGTGGAGCGTCAGGAACGATGCTGTTTCTTTCTGATGTGCGAACGGCCTGTAGTACCCGGGCCAACTGTAGTTACCTAGTATGGGACTAGGTACGTTCTTTATCCGCAAGTTCTTTAGTACCTGCGCTTCCTCCAGCCCCCACTTCACTAGCACCTCACCTGAGTCAAGCACTTTGGACTTAGGGATTATCGTAGTAATGCGGTCTGGGTTGCGTAACTTTAGTAGCAACGCTTTGTTTTCTATTATTTGCAATCTCTTCTCCAAAACACAAACAGGTTAAATCGACATTTCGATTCAACCTTTAATAAACCACTTACG